GCCTTAAAAAGGCTTGATCTTAACGGTGCTTGTGAGTCTATGCTTCGGTGTAGTCGCAGGAAATTGGTCGGGTTCCGGGTTAAAGGAACCTTAAACCAATTAAACCTGAAGGGGTGACCCTCTTCCATTCACATGGTGTCTGCAGCCCTCCCTTCGGGGAGGAAACTGAAGATCTAGTTGACCTAGATATACTTGCGATAGAACTCCGGTACTACCGAGTATCTGGAGTCAAGGTTAATTGAATTCTCATTAAATCAAATCTCCTTGTTTACAGAGACCCACTTCCTATTAAGGACGAAGGGATGTAAACGAAGGGGAAGGTGTTTAATAAAACATCTTTAACCTGTGTCTCGCCTATATCAAACCCCACTCGGTTTCAATTAAAAACAAATATGAAAAAGAAAGTTATTAAGCTTCCCTTTTATTTTGCTAATTGAGGCCTCATGGTTGATCAACTAGATGACATTATCCGTGTAAAAGCGGGTACTACCTTAAGCTTCTACTTTATTAAGTTGAAGCTTATTGTAGGAGGGTCCCTATCTCCAAGTTTCTTTAAAGAAACGAAGGTACTCGCCATAAAGTTGTCGAAAATACGAAGGCAGCAAGGGGTTAAAGGTTTAACCTTATACCTCAAAGCTTGCTCGGTAATTCTTCAACAATCATTGGCGGGGTACCGTATTGATAATATGACACTCATTGGTCCTAGAGTTTCTAGAACTAAGAGTGGTCTACCTCGTCTTATCTCTAGACGCCACCGGTTAATTATGATTAATAGAAAACCAGGTTGTTATTTCTTAATGAAATGATACCTGTCTATTTTTTATATATACCGGGTATTAGAATTCCCTGGAAAGGTTAAATTGGAGACAATTACCAATCCTGGAAAGTTCTTTAATTTTGGGCGTTTCGAGAAATATATGGAAGGCTTTGTAGACTTAATCGTTGGTAAGGTTAAGGAAGATTTAATCTCCTTCTTATCGCGGAAAGCCAAGGTCTTCCCTATCTTTAGATCTTCTCCCTTCACTTCTATCATTACTTATAATCCTTTTCGGATTACAAGGAGTAATAAGAAGAAACGAAGGGATGGTTCTCTGTGGTCCACTCATGTTATTTCATTGGTTGAAGCAACACGAGCGGTCCTCTCTTCTGACCTTTTCCATATTTTTAAAGATTGATTAGATATCCTAGATTTTAGGACACTAATTGATCATTTTAAATATCATAAAGGTCTTAAGAGAACAGGGGACCATACCTTAGAGGGCGCTGTGCTTGACTGGGCTAAACTTTTGAAGTTTAAGTACAGTCCATATGCAGAACGCTCTCTCGGGAAATTAGGTCTAAAGGACGAGGCTGCTGGAAAAGTTAGAGTCTTTGCTATGGTAGACCCTATCACTCAGTGGATATTAGCTCCTCTCCATAAGTACATATTTTCTATTTTGAAAAGAATACCTATGGATGGGACTTTTAATCAACTGAGACCGATTAAGAGACTGTTAAGTTTTAACAATCTCAAAGGTCTCTATAGTTTAGATCTAAGTGCTGCTACTGATCGACTGCCTGTTGGATTGCAGGCTCGTTTATTAGACGTGCTCTTTAACAAGTTTAACTTGAAAGGAGCTAATCTTCTAAAGAATGTCGGTCAGAAATGAGCGGCGCTGCTAGTATCCCGGACTTACTTCGTAAAGAATGAGAAGCACGATATTCGTGCTACTCTTCGATACGCTGTAGGTCAACCAATGGGAGCTTTAAGCTCCTGGGCTATGCTAGCGCTAATCCATCATTTCATCGTACAGGTAGCAGCTTGAGAGGTTGGTTTTAACCCAAACCGACTCTTCCGAGACTATGCAGTCTTGGGAGATGATCTGGTTATTGCCAACCACCGCGTAGCTCGTCGGTACCTCCAACTCCTTAAGGAGTTAGGGGTTGAATGTGGTCTTCACAAATCTATTCTTTCCCGAAAGGGTAAAGGTCTAGAATTTGCTAAAACTACCTTTATAGATAAGATGAACGTTTCACCTATTAGTTTAGATGAGCTTTCAACTTCTCTATCCGACTTGTCTACATGAGCGGCTTTTGTGAATAAGTTTAACTTATCATGAGAGCGACAGATGCGAGTCTTGGGATACGGGTATCTTGCCCGTAGAAAGAGTTTCCGTAAGTTTAATCATGCTATGCAATTGGTTTATTTAAGCCAAATTGCAAAGGTAGATTTTAATACTGACGTCCTAAGACTTAATAGACGAGCACCTAAAGATTTCGATACTATTTATTTAGATATCTTTAAATCCAAGGTTCTCTATCCATTGTTCCGAAGATTATTTAATCTTTTATATCATTATCCAGTTTGACTCAAGGATCAGCTTAATAAAGTTTCTTCAAACTCAATTAAGTCTGAATTCGTCGAGTTCGACCGATATGATATACGGAATGCATTTGATCTGGTGATTGGGGACGATCATCAAGCTTTTCCTCATATCATTCACGATATCATAAAGAAGTTAGTTGCTGGAATGGGCTCTGAAAGTCAATCAGCCTTATTTTACTTTGCGTTCGATGAACGCACGTTTAATTGGCTGTGACCTTACTTAAAGGTTAACACCTTTAATGAGGCACTTCAGCTTTACTTCAATTTGAATAGTGAATTGGGGAAATTATCTCTCCAGGTCTATGGTGTTGATCGGGAACTTCCTCGGCTTCCAGCCAAGAAACTACCGTTACAAGCCAAGATCTTTAGAGATTGGTCCATCGTGTCTCAAACTGTAATCTCTACCTTCCGCGCTTCTTTAGAAAGCGATAAAAGATAGGGATCCACAATGTGATCTTAGATGTGCCTGTGAGCGCT